TGGGTTCAGTTGTCTTTAAGATGCACAGGAAAGATATACTTAGATTACAATCCTTCAGACCCTTATTCGTGGATATATGACAAAGTAATAACTAGAGATGACTGCACATTCTTAAAATCAACATACAGAGCAAATCCATTTTTAGATAAAGATACAATAGCTGAGATTGAAAGATTAAAAGAACTAGACCCTGACTATTGGCAAGTATATGGATTGGGCGAAATAGGTTCTGTTCAAACAATGATATTCAGAAAGTTTGAATTAGTTGATGAAGTACAAGGACGCTTAGTTGGTTATGGATTAGATTTTGGATTTACTAATTCACCGTCTGCATTAGTAGCTGTATATCAATCTGATGATAATTTATACATCAAAGAGATGTTATACGAAAAGAGATTAACCAATACTGACTTAGCTAATAAGCTACGTGAATTTAGAATAGATAGACAATCTGAAATAATAGGCGATTCAGCAGAACCTAAAACAATAGAAGAAATATATAGACAGGGCTTTAATATAAAACCAGCTAAGAAAGGTGCAGGAATACATTTAGGAATAGATATTATGCGTAGGTATAAGCTGCATATAACTAAAGATAGTTTAAATGCTATTAAAGAATTTAGGTCGTATAAATGGGCTACAGACAAAAATGGTGATGTATTAAATACACCCGTAAAGATTAATGATCACTTAATTGACGCAACACGTTATTTATGCTTAAACAAGCTGTCAGTTAATCATAGTGGTAAGTATTATATATTGTAAAAAACGAATTATTAAACTTTTATATTTATTAATGATGAAACAGGTCAAATTAAGCATACCTACAGAATGGTCTGATATAACGATAGGAACATATCAGAAATATGTGGACATTCAATTAGGTAAAGGAAGCGAGAAAAAAAAGATTGTAGATAGTTTAGCTTTATTATGCGGAACTACAACAGCGATAGTTAAGAAAATGAATTATAAAGACCTGATAGAAATAATGGATATATTAAAGAAAATGATTGATTCAGAACCAAATAAAGAACAATTTAGAAAGACGTTTGTTTTTAAAGATGATGAATATGGTTTTTGTCCAAATCTTTCTGCAATAACAACAGGTGAATATATTGATTTGGAAGCATATTGTAAAGACGACCCAATTAAAAACTTACACGTTATTATGTCCATACTGTATAGAAAGATAACATTTAGTAGAGGTGATAGATACGCAATAGAAGAATACAATCCTGAAGAATTTAAAGAAGAATTATTTAAAGATTGTCCAATGGATATAGCATTAAGTTCGCTAGGTTTTTTTTTGACTTTAGGATTGACATTGGCGAAAAGTTCAGCCAACTATTTGGAAGCACAGGAACTGAAACAACAAAAGGCGTAAGTTTACAATCCAAGTGGGGGTGGTATAATACGCTATATAGTTTGTCCACGTCAATACTTGATATACAAAAAATAACAAAACTGCCTATATTGGAAGTGTTAACATACTTAGCATATACGCAAGATTATAATACAAAGCAAAACAATAAATATTAGTTATGATAACATTTAGAAACGTAGTCGGATTTTTAGAAACAATAGCAGAAAAGCATTTTGAAATAAACAGCTTTCATTCTGGCGGAATGTCCGAAGTTGATATTAATAAACTAGGTGCTACTGATTATGTTATTCTATATGCTGAACCAGGCGAAGCTACTATCAACACAGGCGTTATGACTTACTCGTTTACTATCTATGTTATGGATATGACTAACGACCAAATATTAGGAGACGCACCTAATAACGAAAGAACAGCAAGAACAGATACTTATTCTGAAACGCTACAAATAATGCAGGACGTTATAAACGAATTTAAACAATCAATGTACTCAACATCTTGGGTAGATAATGAAGTGGTATTACAAACACCGATCACAGTAGAACCATTCACAGCAAGATTTGAAAATGAATTAACGGGCTGGGCTGCTGATATTACTATTGAAGTTAATAACACTAACAATCTTTGTATTGTACCTATAACACCGAATAGCTAATGGACTTCCCTAAAACTAAAAAGATGTTAAAACGATTTGCCAAAGCTATTATGAGAGCAGGTCGAATAAGATTAGCTGCCGCAGGAATGGGAAGTTCAAGATTAATTAAAAACTTCAGCTATCAAATAGGGACAATTACAGAAGGTGATTTACCTAAAGCAGTATCATTTACATTTGGCGGTTCTAAAAAGTATTGGCAATTCGTGGATGAAGGCGTTAGAGGTTCAGGGGGTTTTAAAGGTAGTGGTAGAGCAAGAGGTGGTAAAAGTCCATTTAAATTTAAAAAGAAGAATATAGCAAGAGGTGTTATTGAAAAATGGATAGGAACAAAGGGCGTGAGGTTAAGAGGTAAAGATGGAAGATTTAAAACAAAGTCAGCTTCTAATGTAAGAGGTGCTGCGTTTGTAATAGGTCGAGCAATAGCACAAAGAGGATTAACACGAACACAATTCTTTTCAGCACCATATAAAAAAAATATGAAATATTATATTGATAAAATAGTTAACGCTTACGCAGAAGATATAGAAGATGATATAGTAAGCAAAGTAAAAGGTATAAAATAAATAAATTATGGCATTTGCATTTGTACAAGAACCGATAGGAGATAGTGGAACTATACCTGTGATAACTAATTGGACACCAATAGTACCCTATACTGTATATAGGAGTGATAGTATTACGTCTTGGTATTTCTATAAAATAGTATTAGAAGTTAGATTAGATGACGCTTCAGGAACATTATTGGCAAAGATAAAACAAAGAAGAAACGGACACGCTGCTGACGTTAGTTCTAATTATGCAAGAGCAATTTTTGATTTAAGAGATATTGTTAATTCTCAATTAGAAGATACTATTGCTGACGCAGGTGCTTCTACTAAATCAATTCATACTGTTGGTGCAAATACAGCCACTTTACCATTTAGCCAAAACAACAATCAAGTAAAAGAAATATATGTAAAAGCATACGAATTTTATTCTGACGCAGCAACCACGCCGCCATCAGACCAAACAGGAAGTGCTATTAACGATACTAAATTTTATATAGGTGCTTCATTAGATTTAAACACAGCAAGAGGAACAGCGGACTTTCAAGATACTCAATTCGCATCTTATTCTTTAGATGGTGCAACAAAACTATTTCTTAGTGATGTGCAAGAACAGGGTTTTAATTTAGCTGTAAGTGGAACTACTGGTCGTTTAAATTATGTTCAATCTACTGATTATCACACAGTAGGGTTTTTAAATGGTGTAAGTGATTTTGCTAGTGATGCTTATTATATAGCTATTAAATTTTATGATTCTTCAGGAAATGTAATTAACTCACCTGGCGGAACAGCAGCAGAATATATAGCAAACACTAACGCAAATGGTGGTGCTAATCCTGATTCAGAAGTTAATACAAATTCAGAAAGATTAATTTATTTTGGTTGTGGTCCAGCTAATTTAGAAGCACAATCAAGAAACACAGAAGCAAGACCATCTGGCTTTGCTAATTGGTCGTTCTATACAATACAAGCTATTGATTCAGACGCCACAGCACCTAAGTCATCCCTTTATTATTTCATTAATCAAGATGGAAGCTGTAAGGGTTTTAAAGTACGTAGATTGGCTTGGCGTAATAGCAAAGGTTGTTATGACTATTTCAACTTTAAAAAGAAGTCAACTCAAACTATAGAAGTAAGTAGAAATAACTATGAAACAATGTTGGGTGATTTTAATAATACAATGTATAGTTATGATAATTTTGGTAGAGGCAAGAAAACAAGAACTACAACAGCGATACTAAAAGAAACACTACAGACAGACTGGATTAGCGAAGCTGACGCAGTATTATTAGAAAACCTTATTATGTCAACTAATGTTCAAATAGTTGAAAATGCAGACACAACATTTACAGCACCTGTAATGGTTTCTGATAAGAGTTTTATCAAAAAGACAGTTGCTAATGATAAGATGATTAAATACACAATCAATATAGAATACGCTAATCCTATTAACACTAATTCATAATGGCTAAACTAAGATTGGTTGCATATAGAAAAGCTACAAGTAGTTCTACGCTAGATACTACTTACGATTTAGATTTACAAGAGCACCCTGTCGTTTCTTTAAACTTTCAATTTTCTGATATTAAAGAACCGCAATCAAGAAAAGCTAGTTATAGTCAAACATTTAAATTGCCGTTCACAGATAACAATAACGAGTTCTTTCAAAATTGGTTTAATGTTAATTTAGAAACTTTAGTATTTAGTGCAAGAGAAAAATTTGACGCTGTTTTATATGTTGGTGTTGTGCCGCAATTTGAGGGCTTTATACAATTAAAAGCAGTTTATCAAAAAGCACAAGTATATGAAGTTGTATTAATGTCAAATGCAGCAGACCTTTTTTCTGTTGTAGGTGAAAACAGATTGAAAGATGTTTTTTTAAATGATGATGGTTCTTATAGTGATGAATTAGACCACGTGTACAACCAAGCAAATATAATAGCATCTTGGAATGGTGGTGATGATGGGTTTGATAATGTGCAAACTCCTGCTGTTTCGTTGAGAGATTCAGATGCGGGTGTTCAAAAAGTGATGTACCCTTTTAGTGTAAAATCACCAACATTTACTTATGACCCGTCAGAACAATGGCATTTAAATATGTCGCAAACATATATTAACGCACAAGGGTTTGGAAGCATTTATGACAAGCAGAGTCCAATTACAATGTTTCGACCTGCATTACAATTAAAGAATTTATTTAAATCCATACTATTAAAAGCGGGGTTTACTTATACATCAGATTTTATTGATGGTGCTTATTTTGGTAAGCTGTTTATGACAACAGCAAACGCAATAGAAGGTGATTTTTTACCCTCAACAAATACAACTGCAATACCTGCTTTTACAACTACAGTAGCTAACAATGGTGAATGGGGAATTTTTAATGAAAGTGATGAATCTACACCAGCAGAAGATGTACCTATTCCTGAGGAAGATATAACAATAATTGTACCTGCTAACACAACAAGCGGTAGTTCTTGTATTGATAATACACAAAACTTATGGACAGTAAGCGGTGGAAACGATTATTTCACTAAAACCTTTCCAAGTATAACATCTTTGACTATTAAACACAAATTAAGATTGTCTGGTATTAGACGTGCGAACAGCACAGAGCAAGTTGTTTTAAAAGTATGGCTAGAAGATATATCTAACCCCGACATAGTCTATGGCGAACCTGTTTATGACGGTATTGGTGCAATCGATAGTTATGGTGATACAACAAGTGAAACAGATATAATAGAACACTATTTTGATATATCAAGTTTTGCTATGCCTGTTGGTGCTTCTGCATATATAAAAATGACACTACAAAATGCAGAGTTCACAGGAACAAGTTCTTATATAAAATATGGTGATGGTTTTGCTGGTGGTTGCAATCCTAATTATGATAATCATATTACAATTACAGCGATACCATATTCACAAGGATATTATAATACAACAATTAACGTCCCCGCTTGTATTGATGAAGAAATTTTACAGAAAGATTTTTTATTAGATATTGTTCAACGATTTAATCTTGTAATATTATCAGACCCAGATGACCCCGAAAACCTAATTATAGAACCTTACAATGATTATTTAGCAGATGGTGAAATAAAACATTGGACGGATAAAGTAGATACGTCTAAAGAAATTCTAGTTAGAGATACTACATCACTACAAAAAAAGACAATACACCTAACTGACCAAGAAGATGAAGATTTGCTAAATAAAGCAATTAAAGAAACCGAACCAGAATTAGATGTATATGGACATTATAAAAGAGTAGATAATACAAACGCTTTTGCTACAGGGGAATTAAAAAATGAATCTATATTTTCACCATATATAAATCAAAAGGTATTTACAGAGATTGGCAATACAACAGAAACATCACTTCCTAATGTGGCTGTTCAATATGAGTATTCTTTTAACGAGGAAGGTGAGATTGAGTATCCTAAAACAAAACCAAAATTATTTTATTATAATGGAACAGCGACAACAGTAAAAAATGGTAATGACGATACTATTACTTATTATATGCACAATCAAGTTTTATTATTAAGTGAGATTACAGCATATAGTTTTACAACCTACCCTGTTTGTACGCCTTATGATATAACACCAAGTAGCAACGCTTATACACTAACCTCAGCAAACAAATCATTATATTGGGACGCTAACCCGCCTGTTGTTGGTGGTTTAAACATATTTAATTGGTCAACGGATAATGGAACGTGGTTTGCGAATACTTTATATGGTTTATATTGGAAAAAATATCTAGACAGTATATATGACCCTGAAGCAAGAATAATGGAATGTCATATGAACTTAGACCAAATAGATATTTATAATTTTAAATTCAATGATGAAATTTTTATTAAAAATGCTTATTGGCGAATTTTAGAAATAAAGAATTATCAGGTAGGGGCAAAATCTTCCACAAAGATTGTATTTATAAAAGTTGTAGACACTCTTCTTCCTTGTATAAATTGTAGTTATGTAGTAGGTGAAGATTCAGATGGTAATAATCTATATAATGATTATGTCTATTATTGGTGTCCTGAAGGTACGCCAGGTTGCACACCTGATGTTTCAGGGTTGCCAATGACAGGCATATTAACAACTGAAGATTGTTGCACTTGTAATGGCGGTATGT